TTTATGGTACGACATTCCGTTTGCTTACGATCCGTTCTTTAAGGCTCGCCCCCTCGCTTAACGGGCCGGCGCGGGGAAAAACTGCCAAAACGCCTGCCCTGAGTCGCTCGATAAGATCGGCTTATGAGTGGGCGTTTTTTGGTTCGCGGGGATACACTTTGGGAAATCTCTTTTAATGCTACGAAAGCCCAGTACCCGCAAGGGGTTTGACCTGATTGCATACGGGTTTGGATAGATGTGGTCTGTTGTGGAGACTCCGAAAGGCATTGCCGGCGTAGGGAATGGTGCGGTGTGTGCCCACGATCAACTGGGTATACATATATTTTTCGTGCCTGTGGAAAAGTCAAAAAATGTATCATCAATCCACCTAGAAACAAGGTTTTAGAAAAAAAGGTGAGAACACTCTATATACATACTACTACCCCTTTCCCTGCCGGCCCTTTCGGAGCCTTCAGAGCATATCAACCCCTTCCAATGCTCCGAAAGCCCAATCCATAAGCTGGGCTGTACCCCCTCCCCCTACCTGCCGGCCCAGAAAGCACGTAAAAACCGCTTGCAACTTGCAGCAAAACTCACATACGCTCTACGCTGCCGGCAGAAAGAGCGATCCAGTGCAAACACCAGAGCCTATTCAACGCTCCGCCCTGCCGGCCCACTACTTAACAGACAGCGAGCGTCTTCTGAGAACTCACAATGCTTGGGCGGCAACCTGGGACAATAGCATTCAAGAGGAAGAACCAGATATTAACGAGATCATAAGAATTGCATTCGATGAATACACGTTTGGTCGGCTTCCTATTCAGGTGCGCTGGCATCTAGACAGCCTCTACCCCCAGGTCGCGCCCCGTACGCTGCGCCGCGCCCAGCGCCGCGCCGAAGAGGCCCTCCTGGCGGCTGAGCAGGCACCCCCGGAGCTGCGCCGCGCCCAGGTGGCTGCCGCCCGCTCTAAGGCCATTCAAGGGGCTCTGGCGGCGGGCGACTGGGGGCCTGCCTTGAAAGGGCTTGAGAGGGCAGGGGAGATCGCCGGGGAGCTACGGGAGTCGGCTGGCCTGTCGGAGGGAGACCTCGTGCTGACCGTCACGGTCGAGCAGCCTGCCCCCGCGTCGCTCCCTGGCGAGCCTGGGACAGCTGAGACAGGCGAGACAGGGAGCGAGACGTAGGGCTGAGACTCACTGCGCCGCAACGAGTCTCACTGAGACAGCCCCTGGCCTGTTACTGATTGTTAAGCATTCAAGCCCAGGCGTGCCATTCATGGCGTATTATAGGAGGGCATTCAACAAAGGGCATTCATGGACAGATTTAGCTTTCCCTCCGAGGAAGACGCAAAGGCAGCTTTGTACGATGCCGCGATGTTGATACTTACTGCCGATTCCCGCATCTCACTGGGGCCCATTAGTATCGCCACAGTCGGAGAACTTAGCGAGCTTTGTCGCAGGGTGGAGCAGGGGGAGAAGTTGTCCCGTTCCCCACTGATCGCAATGTAAATAAACATTAAGCGCACGCCCCCAAGCGTGCTATTCATGCGCTAGGATTCCCAAGCATTCAACAGGAGACCATTCATGGCTGCCACGCTCGCAAACTTGCTTGCCTTCTGCCGATCGCAGGCAGTTATTGAGGCGACAAACTATTTTGACCCCAAAGCCAGAGACCATGATCCTGCCGGGGTGGCCGCTTATCGGCAAGACTACCGGGAGCGGTCACAGTCGCGGGCCCTTTGTTATGCTTCCTTCCCTGGCAGGCTCAACAAAGGGACAGAGCCGTTAGTACCGGGAACCTATGGCAGGCTTACCATACATGCCGCCGGCAAGATCGAATATATAGTGGGGCAATATGCGCCACTAGAGATATATGGCGCCCTTTACGATTATCTCAAGGAGACCAATTATGTCTTCTGATCTTATCCTTGGTCCGGTCATTGTCACAAAATACAAAGGCCCGACAGATACAGAGAATGCTAGCGTTATCGCCATTCATAGGCGAGACAATGACGAAACCTGGCGCCATAGTCTGGAATGGGACGATTCCCTTAGTGCAGAGTCTAATCACTTAGCAGCGGCGCAGAATCTACTGAACTCGTGGCCGTACGTTAATAAGCTGCAGATAGTAGGACGCGGCCATGATGCTAACGCGTATTATTTTCTCTGCTCAACTGGCGCCGTGTAAATAAGTGTTAAGCTCCCGTCCCCAGGCGCGCTATCGCTGCGCTACGATACGGGAGCAAACCACAAAAGAGGTTTCTCGATGGCTGCTGAGTACCTTGCTGAAGTCTTCCCCGATTTTGTGCCAGAGCTACGTCCTTTCGCGGGGCATCCCAGCTCTGGCCGCTGCGCGTCAGGCTATGGCCGCCGCATCCCTACCGATTATGCGATCCGATTAGGTTCGCGCTGGCATAGAGTCTATGTCTGCTGCTTTTCTAATGCTGGGACCGCCTACATCGATACAAAGGATCACAAGTTTTTAGTCGTCCTTGATGGTGACCTTTCCTCCGTTCGAACCTGATCATGCTTCCGCCGAAACCTCCTTATCCGTGGTGCGATTTTCTCGCCATGCTTCCATCCATTAAAGCTCTGGAAACTGCTTTTCCTGGCCACGGAAAAGAGCTACGCAAAGCTCTGGAGATGAAAAGGTCCCAGCTTGCGCAACATCCGGCCGGCGCGGCCAGAATCGCAGAATGCTACCACTCTCCCGAAACGCATGATGTACGTTCTAGACTGCTTAAATGTCGGCGAAACGTACGTACCCACTATCGTACGTTTCGCCGACGGCCGGTATCGCGTAGCGTGCTACGGCGATATTATTGAGCGGCATTCTTGCTACGTTTAAACAAACATTCCCCTCGCTTTTCTCATCATGGCAAACACTGAGCCTGCCCTCTTGATTGACGGCCACCACGGAATATACATTCCGCAGATATTTGCTGTGCGCTACCTTACCGCTGCGGATTGTTTGCGCTGCAATATTCCCCTAGGCTACGCTGCAGCATTGGGAAACATAGACAGCGAGACATACTACGAAGCGTGGGAGAACGTGCTAAATAACTATGCAACGGCCACCGGGGAAACCCTACATCAAGATGGCGACGTGTGGCTTATTCCTCCCGGCTTTGAATGGCCGGAAGATTAAATCACACTATTTATCCCTCTCGCTTTTCTCGTTATGTATTTTGACCGCTGGGACATTGTAGAAGCTCACTATTGGTTTGCCTCAGACTATCACGGCGGACAATTCTCAGAACTCTATTCTCGTCTTTGCAGGATAGGGCGATACTTTAGGCCTGGCATTTGCCGGTGTGGCCCATCATCCGAGAACGCTTGCCGTATCTACAATGCCCTAGAGGAAAAACTAGGGCACAAGAGAACACACTATAAAATGCTGCCGTCAGGCGAGGCAAGGCTTATCGGTTCTTGAGCCACCTTGCAAACTGTTAAGCTCCCACTGGCAAGCGTGCCATGGGAGCCTAGAATTAGGAAGACAAACACACCCCTCCTCCTCCCGTGGCACAAGTCTTTAACCTCCGCCTCCCCCTTGCCCCCTTCCATGTCGTGAGATTTGACAATGAAGGCGAAACCCTTACAATCCTCAAGAGCTTTGACGATGAAGGAGAGGCTGATTATTTCTGCAATTCATCTTGCAACCGCTACCCATTTGCCTACATTGACGTATTGAATGACAAAGAATTAGTCGAGTCTTGCTGATATTCTCACCGCTGCAATCCTGCTTCGATTCCTCATAGGAGCCGGGGTAGGGTTGCAGTTTCGTGTGCGCAGGGGCGGGTGCCCATACCTCCCCCACCTCACACCCCATATCTCAGCCTACCATCCACCTCACGCCACCACCCCGCTTACCATCTACCCCACACCCGCACCTCACTCTGTAACTCTCCATAAGATCCAGGGGGGCAGTGGTACGTTTCTGTAAAACCCAACTAAGTACCTACTTTTTCTACCAAAAAACCATACCGCCCCCCAAGTGCGGTCGCAGCCATTTAACCAAACAAGCGGCCCAATCTGCCCGCCAATGCCAGAGATAGTAAAAATCATGTCAGTATTTAGTGATGAGCTTGCGTGAGATTTTACTAATTTTCATCGAACAAAGCGATTATCACCCCTTTTCTCCTGATGACGTTAATACCTTCAGCCTCCAATCGCTCTACAATGTCCTTTATCACAACCTGCCTTGCCCAGTCCTCCCCGATCCCGCCGGACCGATTCGGAAAAAAGATTTCACGATCATCAACCTCAGTTTTCCACATTTTTAGCGCCGAAGAAGTGGGGGGTAAATGGCAAGAGCGGTCGGGCAAGGGCGGACTCATTCTAGGGCGCGGGAAGCCAGCGAGATAGGTAAGTGCGTCAAAAAAATCCATCAGAGAAAATCCCAATCCGTGTCCCAGCAAGCTAGCCGCTGGTGCTTGTCAGTCACAATGCCAACCCCTCCCCTGGAATAGGGATCCCTTTTCTCGGCTTCGTAATGCTTGTGCGCCACTTTTTGTCAGTAGTGCGCCCAGCATACTTGCCTGATTCGTCAAACAGCAAAAACCAGGTTTTCATGTCAGTGTTTAGTAATGAGCTTGCGTGAGACAAGGCGCGTCACCCCTGCCGGATCAATGGCAACCACACTACCACTCGACGGGAGCACGCCGTAAGGGTACGGCAGCTTCCACCCAGACTTGCCGTCGCACTTGACCGGCGTGTAGGACAGGGGGCGTTCCATGGATTAATCATAGCACTGCTCCCGCCGGCAATGCTCGACCGCTTGCGACAGGCGTACACGAAGACGCTTCTCGCATGACTCAACAAAAGCAAGGTCCGCGAAAGAAAGAGTCGGCTTTTGAGCAAAAGCGCAACTCCCATTAAAAAGCTCAAAAACTTCAATAGCACTCATGCCAGCCAGTGGCGATGGCGGCTCTTTTTCTTGAGCTGCCAAAATCTCCCTGGCCCCATCAAGCCAGGCAGTAGTGAGGTGTTCTGTCATGTCCTATATTGTACCCCATCCCCCGCCGTGGTAAGCTGGGGTGCAACTTTCGAGACAAGTCATGGATCTTGACAAAACGCTTGAGGAGAGGGGGAGTCGTTATGGCAGCTTCATGGAACACGCTCGCTTGACGCAAGAGCTGAAAAAGCTGATTTTTGACAGCATGTCACCAGTGAAGCTATTGACATGATCTGCCATAAACTCGGCCGCATTGGCGCCGGAGACCCGCACTACTCCGATAGCTGGCTCGACATCGCCGGCTATGCCAAGCTCGTCGCCGATCGCCTGGACATTGGCAAGACAGCACGATGAAGAAGACCTCCACAGCCGCTGTAACGTGCCCGCGCTGCGGCACTGCTGATTCTCGCGTGGTGCAAACCTCCCGCCTCGAAGACGGGACATGGGTGCGCAGGCGGCGCTGCGAGGGCTGCGGCAAGGCGATCTACACCAGTCAACCACCGGAATCTCCGGTTGAAAGCTGGCGGATCATGTGGGCCACGAGAGAATCGTGCAGCGCACCCGGCGGCAAGGTCACTGGGCTGCGCGACCCACGCGAAAACACCGAAAAATTGGAAAATATAGTTAATTAGTAGATAATGTGCTCGGTTCGAGAGCCGTTCAGGCCCTTTGTCAGGTTGAACTTACCAAGCACGAGATACCCGAAGGCGTCGAAGGCATGATCGACGCCCAGTTTCTTGTTTGGCATCCGCGTACCCTCGGCGTATCCAAGCGTTCTGAATGACTTAATAAGCTCTCGGCAGCTTGAGTGAATCTTCGTATGTACTTCCCCGTCGGCTGTGCGCAGTGCTGCGTTTACGGTGCGAATCTTGTCGGCAGTGGTATAGGGTGACTCGGGGGCGTAAACCTCGATTCCAGCCTTGCGCAGGATCTGTAAGTCACTCACCCCGACGCCGGATGTCTGCTTGCGCTTACCCGTGGGGTCAGGGCAGGCGATGATACGCCGCTTCAGGCCATAAACGTCGATAAGTTGCTCAGCAAGATCCCATGTCGTCGCTCCTTTGAGGTTCATTTCCGCGAAAACGCGCAATTCTTTGGGTTTTCCCCTTTCCCTGACGATGTTTGCGCAAATTGCGGTCAGCGGGTCGTTGTTGAAGTCGATTCCGACGTAAAGCGGTAGCTCGGGATCGTCTTCGACAGTCGAATCAACGTTGAGCATTGAAAAACAGGAGACAACAAGTCCTGTATTCGACAAAATCTTAGCTTCGTACTCGCGCTCGAACACGTCCTTGGCGAGTGTTTTGCGAGCTTCTTCGATTTCGTGCAATGGGATGTTGCCGCCTTGCAATGACGTGTACTCGTACAG